TCGGCCATTTTAATGCTTAGTTATTGGCGTAAAAACCGATGTATGTTTAGTTATCGGAATAAAAGTTGAAGTGTGTTTAGTTAAAGGAGTGAAACTTGATGTATGTTTAGTTTCCGGCGTAAAAGTTGAAGTATGTTTTGTATTCGGAGTCCACTCTTGGACTTCCTGTAAAATTATCTTGTCGCCGTTTTCCTGTAATATAAAATTCCCTATCTCTTGTAATAGAAATCCGAAAGCCATTGAACTCTTTGATTCGGGCGTCCACGCCATTTTAGGTTTGCGTTAGTTTATACGATATCGTCAGGTCTGCCGCACCAGCGGTGGTAACTTTTAAATATCCTGCGAAAGAAACATCAAATAAGTAAGTTCCCTCAGCCAGTCCGCTTTTGAGGACTGCGATGTTTCCGTCAAGGTCAAAAGCCGTAATCGCTCCGACGGCGTTGTTGACCGTAATTGCGTGAAGGACTCCCTGCCCTGAACCAGTAACCGTTGTGGTGGTCGCCGTTGAAATGTGCTTGTAAAGATTTTCCATCTATTTGTAGGCAATCGTTATCAACGGCGAAGTTGCCGTGGTCACGACCTTGAGAAACCCGTTCCAAGAAATGTCGTAAAGGTAAGTGTTTTCCGCCACGCTGGACTTTAAAACCGCAATCGTTCCCTTGTTGTCGGAAACGGTCACCGTCCCGTTGCCCGCAGTGCCGACCACGATTGAATGCAGGATTCCCTCGCTTTTCGTGGACAAAACATAAGTATCGTTCGTGATTATGTGCTTGTAGAGATAATCCATAAGTTTAGTATTTTATTCCCCCGAAGGGGGGTAATTCTTTTATAGAGAACTACCAAGAACTATGAGGTTAGGCCTTGTGCAGAATCACTTTGATTCCCACGCCATCACCTGCTCCGGGAGCCGATGTCAGCGTCCCATATACTGTCGTTCCAGAAACTTCCAACTCACAATGAGACGGAGTCGGGGTTCCAGTGATGTTATACACATACTGCCCGATAATATCGGAACTTGCTGTGCAAGCACCGGTAGCTTGTAATACGGCCGCTCCAAAGTCCAAAGTTGCCGTTTCAGTCGTATAGGTTGCTCCTGTGTAACCAGTCGGACCCGTTACCGTGCTATTGGCTCCACTTGGACCGGTATATCCAGTAGGTCCTATGGGTCCGGTATAACCAGTTGGTCCGTATCCAGTGTAACCCGTGTATCCAGTCGCTCCGGTCGCACCGGTATATCCAGTGTAACCAGTAACGGTGGAATTCGCCCCAGAAGGACCCGTGTAACCAGTAGGACCGATTGCTCCTTGCGGACCAGCAGACCCCTGAGAACCTGTATATCCGGTGTATCCGGTAGGACCGGTGTAACCAGTGTATCCTGTGGGACCAGTAACAGTTGAGTTGGCCCCAGACGGACCCGTATATCCTGTGGGTCCCGTGTATCCGGTATATCCCGTGGGTCCTTGCGCCCCTGTCGAAGTCACATTGAAATCACAAGAAGTAACAGTTCCTTCGTTTATATAGAGAGTAGTTCCAACACCACTTGGACTGGTATCGATGAAGATACATCCAACCGCAAATCCCGCTAATCCACCCGTAGGAACTGTTAATCCTCTTGCTCTGGAAATATTGTTGCTTTTGTCGAACTCAATGGCATCAAAACTTATGGTGCCCTTTGAAGTCGGGTCTCCCGCAACCAGAATTCCTCGATTGAAAATTTTAGCCATTTTGTTTGTCTAATTGTCTAATTATTTGTCTAATTTAGAGTTTTTCCTGTTGGTAAACAGGTTAGCTCTTACCGACCTTTCGAGGGAAGTTTTACCTTTCACCACTTCCCGAAGGTCAAATCTTTATAGGTTAAATCTTTATACCCAACTTGAGGTGTCAATATTGCCGTAAGTCATAGCGTCTTTCATCTGGTCAAAGGTGTATACCCCGTAGTTCATCCACGGATACACAAATCGTCCCAGACGGACTTCGGCCATCCTGAACTCCACATTTGGAGATTTTGGAACAACCAAATCAATGGCCCCTCTCTTCATAAAGAGCGGGTATTGAGCGTTGCTCGTAACAGCAATGTTCGTTGCGGCACCAAGCGTTCCGGCACTGTCATATTCTTGGACCGGCACATCGCCGTATCCGGCAATAGTCACAGTCGGAGCGGAATTGGTCGCCGTGATGGAACCTTTGATAAGCTTCCTTCGGTTAGCGGTAGAAATCTGGGTGTAAGCTGCGGCACTAACAGTTGCACTGTTAATACAGGCCGCTAAATTGACAAAAGTAGCAGCCGCAGTTGATTCAATCTTAATCTCGCCAGCCACTGTTGCTGGGTCAGTAGTAAGAGTGGATTTGAAAGTGAACTTAATATCTCCGATTTTGATGTAATCGCCGTCAGTCGGATTATTAGTCGGATTATTTGTGGTCCCGCCATAGGTCACAAGAGCAGAAAAAGGAATGTTATTTGAGAAATAAAGCCCAAATCCAAACCTGTTTGAAATCTTGCCGTTGTCTCCCACGGTGTCACCAAATCCAGTTTCCCGTCCAGCCACGCTCACTCTTAAAGTTTCAAGCAATCTGGGACCGATTATCGCACAAAGGTCGTTCCCTGGAACATCGGCGTCCTGAAGTTTCCGGGCCGCCACCGCAAAAAGATTGGCGATATTCGCCGCATTCACGGTAGCCGAACCGGTTCCTGAACCGCCTAAGTCCTGAGATGTGATGGAAGTCCGGGCATCCGAATATTTAGCCAGAACCGCCTGGTCTAAAAGGTTATTCAGAACTTTCTGGGCATCCTGTGCGAAAACCGCGGCCGCATCCCATTTATTCTCCATTCGATCCAATTCGTCCACATAAAACGGCACGACCTTCGTGGTATCAACCGTCAGATATTCATCGGTTGAGGACAAGTCGTTGAAAGTTGAAATATCGGTTCCCTTGACGTAGGTTTGAGCTACTAAAGTTCCCCGATAGGGCTTGTGGATTATTGTCCCAGAAGGAAGTTGGTCACGAAGTTCCGTGTTCGCCAAAGCAATGGCGACATTGTCCCGTTGGAATACGCCCTGCATTTCTCTCGCCCAAAATGCCGGATTGAAAGCTGTAATAGCATTAGCACTTGTAGTCATTTCGGTAGTAATTAACCCCGAAACGACTTAAATTATGACTTAGACTTTAGGAATTTCTTCCAGTTCTCCCATTCCCCTCGTCCTTCTTTAGTGGACATATCAGGCGTGGGAGGACTGTCTAAATCAAACTCTTGTCGAGACGGAGCCCTACGCTTCCCGCCAATGGTTGCCTCCTCGACTTTCAACTTGGCTTCTTCCTGCCCTTTTAAATATTTGAAGTAATCGGACTGAAGAGCCTGCTTTATTGTGAGACCACCGGCTTTAGCGTAAGTCTTTATTTCACGCTTGAGTTCGTCGCTTATATCGAGCGACTGCAACTCCCGCTCCTCCAGTTTCTGGTCGATGACTTTATCTAAATCAGTTTCGACTTTAACTGGGGGTTGAGGTTTTTCCTCTGGTTTTTTCTCAGTCTGAGTTGCTTTCGTCCTCCATCCTATTTTTTGCTTAATGGCGGTGGACAACTTCTTGCGAGATTCGAGGTTTTCTTCAACCAACTTAGTAATAAGTTCTTCGTTGGCTTCCTCGTCCAGTCCGTATTTTTCGATAATCGATAATCGGACTTCATCGCTTACAGGTTCTTTTAAGAGTTCCTGTTCCTCTTCTGGATTTTCTTTAGGAGTTTCCAGTTCCTGTTTTTGGACTTCTTCCATAGTTTTTGGGATATTTCCCGTTTATTTTTAATAAATCAATTATAACACCTTTTTTTATTAAAATCAATAGTCGACCTTCTATTAATAGTATTGTAAATTGTTACGATACACTTCGTTGTGGGGGTCAAGTTCCAATGCTTTCTTCAAATACACCAGACTTTCATCCTTGCGACCCAGATAGAACAGGCACACCGCCAACTGCCCGAGGGGATAATGCCCGTAATTCATTTCATTATTGGCGTAATAGTTCGTCTTTGGAATGCCTATAGCCACCCGATACCACCTTTCCGCTTCCGTCCACATCTTCTTGTTGTAATAAATCTGAGCCAAAGCCAGATAGGATTCTCTACGGTTAGGCTCCCTTTCAATGGATAAAAGGTAACAAATCCTTGCCGCTCGCTCCAATCCCTCTACTGTTAAATTGTCTATATTCCCTACTTCAAGCATAATCTGTTTATACACTCTTTAACCGACTTATTTATCTCGTGTTCCCAAAATCTATAAACATTAAAACCATTAAAAGTTAAGACAGTATCTTGCCTTATGTCTTTCTCTTTTTGTTTCGGCAAACTATGCCAATAGTCACCATCACATTGAATTACTATCCGATATTCTGGGAGATAGAAATCTACGATTGCTATCTTACAAAGTGGGACTTGTTTCTGGTAATTGATATTTCTTCGCTGTAACTCCGCCTCAACCTTTAATTCGATGTTTGTATCTTTAAACTTACGATTTGGATTACCTATCATTGACCTTCTCTGTTTGAATCTCGATGCAAGAGTTCTCTTTCTTCCAGTAGCTTTTTGCCGTATTAGTTGCCTTGCCCTTTCTGTATGACGCTTCCCAAACATACCATTTTTAATACCCTTCATTTTTTCTCTTTGAGATTCTGTCCACTTTTGTGCACCGATTTTACCCTTATTCCAAGGGACCCTACCCTTTAAAGCAATAGAATTGGCTAATCCGATATTCCTTCTATGACTCTCGGTCTGTTTTCTACCAAGATTTATCTTATGTCCTTTCTGGAACTTCATTTTCTTTCTCTTTTTAATTTAGCTAAATCCAAAAATGAGTCACCCATAAAAATTAAAGATTGTCCCTGTTCAGTAGACCAACCAGGGTTATCTATATGCCTTTGGAACATTTCAATAGCACTTTTATGCCATCCTCTGTATCGCAGTTCCCTGGCGTAGTAATGGGCGTTCCGGTCGTTGTATTCGTTCTGATAATTGTCTATCGCCAGTCCTTTCAGGTATTGAGTGCGGAGGGTTTCGGGGTTCTGGTAATGCTTCAAAAGAATCTTATCAGTGAATAAGGTCTTGAAACTCGTTACCTCAGGAACTCCGCCTTTCAAAACCTTATACCAGATAGTGTCGGCGCACGGCAGTTTCCCCAGTTTTTCTTCCACCGCCCTTTTGACATCCGGCCAGACATCGGAATAATCGTGTCCGCAAATAATCTTGGTCGTTTTCGGAAGCCATAACTCGATGTCTTTTTTTACTCCTTCGTAAGTGTGTTCTCCGTCTATAAAAACCATCTCAAACGACCCGACTTGCTTGGCCGCTTCCTCGCTGGTCATCCTCAAAACTTTCAAATTAGAAAATTGCTTCGTGTTCTCTTTGAACTGCTCGTAGGTATCTTGGCCGTGGGTCTTGTCTCTCTCGTCCGAACCCTGGAAATGGTCAATCGCCGTTACCTTCCCCTTACATCCGGACAACAGAGCATTAGTGCTTCTGCCTTTCCAACTTCCGATTTCGGCGATGGTGGAATATTGTTTTGATAGTTCATAAAGAAAATTTAATTCCGTGTCGGTCATCCAGCCCTCTATCTTATTGGTATAAATCAATGGCATCAAAATCTCGTGAATATGGCGAAACCACGCATATTTTTTCCGATTATAAAACTTGCTGTGTAAAAACTGGATTACCGGATTGCCATTAGCGTCAAAAGCGAATATAAAATTGTATTCCAATCTGTCAGCATTATTCCAAAGTTCCTCAACCGCCGGTAAATCCCACTCCACTATTTCATCGCAGTCTGGCATAAAAATAATATCGTTCTTCGCCTGACTGGCCGCCCAGTTCCTTGCTTTCGAGAAGTTGAACGACATATCTCCCGCCTTGACGATGTCGGGTTCGTTGTTTCTTTTTGAAAGGGCGTTTATGGATTTCGCCATTTTAGAGGTAATCAGTTCGTTGAACCTGTTCTCAACCACTTTCGCCCCCAATGACTTGGCAATTTCTATGGTCTTGTCGGTTGAACCAGTATCACATAAAATTACCTCATCAACATCTCCTAATGATTTAATTAATTTAGGTATGGTATTTTCTTCGTTCTTTGCTATAACAACAACGCTAAACTTCATATCTTTATTAAAAATTCTTCTAATTGTTCTTTAGTATTATTTCTTCTGCCATAAATTTTATGAAATTCATCGTGGGCTTTTTTAGATAATGTTATTCCATTATCTAAAGCAAAACGAAGTTCTGCAAATTCAGCAAAATTTTGAATATGATGAGCAACCAAATTACCACCTCGCACTCCATATTTTTGGCAAGTAAAATTGTCTCTTGTAAAAATTGCCTTACGCCACAATAATCCCCCTTGCGAGTTTCTAATTTTGGTATATATCGGAGTAATTCCACCTTTCCAAAAGGGGTGTTTTTGTCCTGCTTGAATACCAATATGAGATTTGCTTAAGTTCTTTTTATGTTTAATGGAAAGTTTCTTATTTTTATTCCACGGAGTATTATTTTTCCGCCATTCACTCTTAGAAGATAAGTGAATTCCCTTTTTATTCTTATCCCACGGAATATTGCCCTTTGGGAAACGATACGTCAAATTCTCCAAACTATTCTTATTTATTTTATAAACTCCCCTTTTATAAATTCCTTTTGTCATATTTTTTTAACTATACAGTAGAAACTCCAATTTTTCACGCAAGTCCCGACTTTTTCTATTTCAATTTCATCAAATATTGATAAAAAATTACTGAGCGATTCCCTGGTGTAGGCGTGTAAATGCTTGCCGCTCGAAAGTATGTTATCCATCGTGTCCAATCTTCCGTGGTCGGGCAGAACCATTATAATCTTACCGCCGCTTTCTAACACCCTAATCCATTCCTTAATTGCCTTAACGGGGTCTAATAGGTGTTCGAAACTATGTCGGGAAATAATGGCATCAACCGTTCCTGATTCTATCGGCAGACTATCTCCACTGGCGACTAAATCAGCGCCTTTTATGACATCAACTCCTATTGCCGAAGGAATGGTCTTGTGGCTTCCGCAACCTATGTCTAAAATCGTTTTCGCATTACCAAGTTCCCCCTCGGCAAATAATCGTTCAGGGTGATTCTCCTGCGAAAGGGAAAAGTTTTCCCTTGAATTAAATAATAATAAATCTTTGTAAAAGTTCATTAACTCTGCTTGCGGAACCTGATTAGTCCTTGTCTGCCCGACAAACAACGGGTCAAACGCCGAACCGCAATCAAGGCAGGTTATGTTTTCGCTGATTATCTCGCCTATCCAAACCTTACTTGCCAATCCGGCACTGAATAAAACGATTGCGTTATCTTCTGTCTCAATCTTTGGTTTGAAGTCAAAGGCATTTGTTTCGGGGATTTCTATAAAATCGTCTATGTCTAAAAAATTAAGCACTCCTTTCAGCTTGATTGGGCCAACGAATATCTTCTTCCTCTTCGAGTTCTTGATTGCCCGCCAGAAGTTGTAATGATAAACAGACAATTCACCCACTCTGTTTAGTAGCAAATTGTGGTCGGCCTCGCATTCTATGCCAAGTTCGTTCTCTAATATTTTTCGCTCATTCTCCATTCCTAATTTCCACTTCGTTATCACGGCGTTCTTGACCTTGCTAATCCGTTTATAGGCGTTCTTTAATGCTTCTTTGAGCTCTAAACTATATTTTTGTCCATCGCAATTTTCACCCTTAACCCCAAACATCGCCATAATCTCACCATCTCCCATCTTGACGAAACTGAAGTTCTCGTTCCTTTCTATTTTTTCTTTTAATTGATGAAGCGGGTTATCTAATTTTAAATACCAAATAGTTTCTTGAATCTCCACTTTTCCTAATAATTCATAAACCGCTCTCGCCACTGGCTGTGCCTGATAGTCGTGCCCGCATAACATTTTCTTTACCTTCGGTTTCCAAATGTTAACATCCTCAATGACTTCGTGGTATTGATGACCGCCGTCTATAAAAACCATATCCAAAGAGTTGTCTTTAAACTCCCTTGCCCCCTCCAAACTTGACATCCTATGAACTTTTAGATTCTCAAAATGCCCTACATTTTTAATAAATTCGGGATAAACATCACGATTACCTGTTTCTATCGGGTCAGTTGAACCAAGAAAGTGGTCAACCGAATGGACTATCCCCTTACATCCAGATAACAAAGCGTGCGTGCTTCTTCCCATCCAACTGCCGATTTCGCAGACACTATCCATTTCTTGAGCCGTTTTATAAAGCCACAATAATTCATTCTGACCCATCATCCCCTCAATTTGGTTGCTGTAAGTATTAAGTTCTTCCAACTTTCTTTTTAGAATCTTCCTATCTTCCTCAACATGACTCCAACCGATTTTGTATATTTCGTCAAATTCCACTCCTCTCGTGAAATGATAATGGCGGACTACGGCGGTATCCAATCTTGTCGCTTTGCCATATTTCTTGACCTGAGTCCAGAGCAGATTATCACACCCGCAATGCCAGAGTTCCTCATCGAATAATTTACCCTTTAACTTGTTTAATACAAAATCTTTCCTGATAAGAAAATGCTCGTTTATGTTTCCCTCATCAGGCAAAATGCTTCCCGTGTTGAATGCCACCAAGTCATACTCTTCCGCCGCCTCCGCCGCCAACTTGACGCTGTCAGGCGTGAATTCTATGTCATTACTACCGAAAACTATCAGTTCTCCCATTAACTTGCCCACCCCCTCATTGACCCTTTTAGGAACGCCCAATCTCGGTTCGTCCTTTATCACCAGAACCTCAATCAGTTCTTGAGGGTAATTGAGGTTCTTTATGGAATCAAGACACCGCTTCAGTCCTTCTTCCCGGCCGAGGGTCGGGACGATGATTGAAACCGTCTTCATCTAAATTTGACTTCCAATCCCTTTCTTTTGGCTATACCCATAGATAATTCAACCCAGTTATAACCGTTCTTCTCTTTGGAAAACGAGAAAATAACATCGCCGTTAGCATTCACAAGTTCGGCGATGGTTTTCTCGGAAACAACCGGCTTAATCGGTTCAATTGGTTTCTCTATTGGTTTTTTTACCTTTATTTTGGCTGGCATTATAAAATAAACAACTTATCTTCCTCGGCCTTTGGTTTGTTTTCAAAGTTTTCGATGTTTATTATCTCCGACAAAATATCTTTCAATATCTCAACCGCTTTTTTTGTAGCCTTAACTTCTAATGCCTGGGCTTTTTCTGTTTCGCAATCCTTGATATTGTCAATGCTTTTCAATCGCAAGTAATGGGACAATAGAAATTGCTTGATGGGTTTGCCAGCATCGGATTTTAATAATTCTTGGAGTTGATTCATATTAAGTCGTTAAAATAGGCATTTTCCCCCCTAACGCCGCCATTCCTTGAGTCGGTGTGGCTGGGGTAATCGGTTGTGGCGGAGATTTCGGCAAAGAAGTTAAATCTAATCCCTTTTTCGCCATTGCCATTTCTATCATTGCCGTTCGTCTTATGGGGTCTTGTTCTAAAGAAATAAAACTATATAAACTTTCAAGTTCGACAAGCAAATTCACCCCTTCACCACTTATAACCACTTTCGCTCTCGGCTTGAACTTATCCCAAAATCCGTCCTCAATTTCAATCATCGCTTTCTTGTTTTTCTTCAGTTCCTCCAGTTTCAAGTTTCTCAACATTTCGCCTTGTTCGGTTGAGTGCGGGGGAAAAGACAAAAGATTGTTGATATACCACGCTTTGGTCAGCATTTCGTAATACTCTTTCAAATGTTCCTCGCTGCCGGTCAAATCCAGAACCTCTTTCGCCCGCAGTTCTTTCATCATTTCGGGAACAATCCAATCGTTGAAAAGCTCTTCTAAAGCCAGAGCCAGTTTCTCTCTTAAGAAGTCAAACAATTTATTGGCGTTCTGGTTCTGTAAAGCCCCCAACCTGAAGGGCGTTCCCGAAGGCAGATTCTCGCCGGTAACCACTTCGTAACTATTCGCCAGTTCGTTGGCCAGTTGAATGTTCCGATTCCAGTCGGCCACCAGTTGGTCGAATCCCTGCATCCTCATTTCCACTTGGGCCAGTTCTTTAGCTTTAATGATGTCTCCGCTTCGCATATCGGTCAAAGCGTTCTGGATTATCAGGGTGTCGGAACTTCTAAATATGGTCTTGGAAGCCCACTCTAAACCCCTTGATAATTGGTTGCCGATTTCGTTGGCTCTGGTCTGACAGTCAAAAAGGATTTCATAAAGCCCCTTTCGGAACCACCGGCCGTCATATCTTCCCCGATGGGCTTCTTTGTAAGGTTTGTCCTTGATTTCTTCGGCGAACAAAACAAACCTCCCTTGCTCGTTCTTTAGTCCGGCCACGATGATTTTAGCCATCACATAATTTTCTTCGTTTCCGCCTTGCTTTTTTTGGACCTCAAGTAGGTCCTTTTCGCTCACTTCTCCATTCCTTTCGTAAATCTCATAAAACTTGGTCGTCATCTCGATGTCGGTGGATTTCTCGGTGGCGGAGAAGTAGCGGTTGCCGCAACTCTTGATGACTTCCTCAACATTTTCCCAGATGCCTTTCTTGGCCCGCAAATCGGACTGGGTGAGGATGTGCCGTTCGATGACATCGCTGTCGTCCAAGGTCTTGGCAACTTGGTTGAGGACATAAAAGTTCTTCAAATCCACCTGATCGTAACCGCCCTTAATCTTCTTCCAGACCACATTTCCCCAAGCCGAGAAATTCTCAATAGCATCGTTGATTTCCTCGCCTTTCTTGTTTTGGACGAGCCATTTCCGCAGGAACAGATTGCTCAAAAGAATCGCCAGTTTGTCAATCAAGGTCGCCTCGGAATAAATAGCGACATCTTTGGTGTCGAAATCTATATTCTTGACTTCCGAGTTGATGCGGGGCGAAACGATGTCGTAAAAATACCTATAATTTCCCTGACTATCGGTTTTGCCTTTCGGATAAATTTGGTTCTGGTAAAAGGAAATCCGCCTAATTAGTTTGGCCTGCAAAAACTTAACGCCATCGGACAGGTCAACTTCCTTATTGAGATAAGAATCTATCTCGTTTTCAATAGTTTTTAATAAGTTCATTTAATAAGTTCATATAATAAAGTCTTTATCTTTTAATATCTCTTCCCGCCTCTTTTTGATTTCCCCTTTCGCCTGCTCAATAGAGTCGTTTGATTCCTCAAATATCTTGGAAAACTGCTTTGTCATTTCTTCACTTTGGTTCATTATAACACAATAAATTTATAAAATCAAGCGAATTCGTTTTTGCGTTCTTCCCTAATTTTTAATATTTCCATTAAATTTTTCTCTCTATTTTCGGGTGGCTCGGCTATCTGTAATTGATAAGCGCAGGAATCAAGAACATCGTCATTTGAACCTTTCGGGAAAGACAACATTTCTTCTTCCAAATCATCGCATTCTCCTTCAATATGAAATATCGAACTCGATTCATAACGGGGCAATAATCCCCTTATTCTTGTGTGTTTATTGACTTCCTTGTGTTCCAATTCAACTATCGGCAAAAATATGTCCCGCTTCCTCTGTTCTTCGTCCAAATGGGGTTTTAATCCGGCAAGATACGCTGTTTTCTCTATGCCTATTTTTTCGAAGTAATCCGCCTTATATAGAGTAAATATCAGGTTTACGAGTTCTCCCGGCGATAGTTTAACACGAAAAGCCGAAAGATTCCACTTGTTTTCCTTATCAACATAATTCTTCGTTACTCCGCAATAATCAGCTTCGGTCTTTTGGGAATAAGCAGTGTCAATCGTCAGGAATTTTCTTGTATCCAATACTTCGACTTCCGACCTTTTTCTTTTTTTAATGAATTCAATTTTGAATTCCTGATTTTCTGATATTAATGCCTCTTGTTGATATAAAGAAGACCAGTTATAAATTCCTACCGTCTTCTTCGTTTGCTTAAGACTTTCCAGTGAATACTTTTCCGGCCACAATGGTTCGCCCTCTTTTCGGCATTCTTCATCTTCAATGGCGATAGCTGGAAATTTTACGACCTCCCATTTTTCCCCACCTTCTTCCTCTTCTTTTAACAACCTTCCCGCTAAATCATCCAAATGCCAGCGGGTTAAAACCAACACGATTGCCGCCTCCTTTTCCAAACGGGTATAAGCCGTTGAACGATACCAATCCCAATGTTTATCTCTTATTAATTTGCTTTCCGCTTCTTCCCTGTTTTTAATCGGGTCATCAATCAGTAAAATATGAGCGCCTCTTCCAGTTATCGGACCGCCAATACCGGCACTCGTATAACTTCCCCCCTTATTTGTTCTCCACCTGCCCTTCGCTTGCTCGTCTTCCTTCAAGGTTACGCCTTCTGGGAAAATCACGCTGAAAATCGGGTCGGCGATAATATCTCTTGTTTTCCCCCCAAACTCTACGGCTAATTCGGCGTTATAAGAGGTGGTGATTATGTCTTTCTGGGGATTTTTCCCTAAAAACCAAGCAGGAAACCTAATCGAAACTAACTCTGATTTTCCGTATCTTGGCGGCATCATCACCATTAATCGCTTTACCTCGCCTCGCTCTACTGCTTCTAATTTCTTTGCTAAAATTTCGTGATGCCAGTTTGGCTTATAAACAGGAAAGGTAATTATCGAAAAATCAATTAAACTATACCTTCCTGCTTGCGATATTTTCTTTTGCTCTTCGGGCGAGTAAGGCATCAATTTGTTCTAATGTTAAAATATCTCCTGCCGAAATGAAGTCTATTCCGAAATCCTGCGCCGGTTTTCCTAAGGCTCTATCAAAAAGTTCCCTGATTGCGTCCAATTCGCCTTTCTTCGCTCTTTTAAGTAATTCATCAATAATCGGCTTTTTCTCTCTGATTATTCTCCCTAAAATATATTTTTTCAGTGCTTCTCGCTGGATTGTGAGAGGGTCTTTAGAACCTTTCGGTCTTCCAGCTCCAGGCATTTTTCCTCCTCTTGGCATAATGATTATTAAATCTATTTATTAACCATTCTTTTATATCTATCTTTGGCTATTTATTTCCTTTCCCTTTAATCATCTTTTGGATTTTCTTGGAACCATCCCGTGCTCAATCCCCCTTAAAAGTCGCGCTTGGGCTTCGGCCTTTTCTTTTGTTGTTCCCTTCGCTTTTGTTCCGCCAGGAGTGCTAACCCTATAAGTTCCCTTGCCTGTTTTAACTATTTTTACTGGCATAGTAATTTATTTATTATCGGCCTTTAAATCCTTGAAAACTATCACCGGCACAATGCCGTTTTGGTCAACTTTTAATTGAGCACCGATGTCGATTTGGTGTTTGGCACTCAATACCCGATACTCTGCCAGAAAGGCTTGGACTTTGGCTTCGATTTCTTTATTTTTTTCCGCCATTAAAGTTTTTTTGCTTTTGAAAAATCTCATTTGTTTCAACTTTTACCGACCTTTATTGTAGCATACTCTCTTTATAAAATCAAGTATCCTCTGCCACCAA